GATGGAGAAAGAAGAACGGTTGCAGCCAATCTTAACGTATGGAGAGTCGCAAATGACGGAACAAAGCACTGAAGAAAAACCTGTAGTCACAATCTTTGGCGAAGAGTACAAGGTCGAGGATCTCAAGCCAGAGGAGCATCGTCAGATTGCAAGGTTGCAAAATCTCAAAGAAAGGTTACAAGCTACTGTGAACCAAATAGCTGGTTTACAGGAGGATGCACATGATCTTCAACTTGCAATCGCCAAAAGAGAAATGGACCTCAAGAACTCTGTCCAAGCGGTTGGGGAAGAGAAAGAGGTTGTTCAATGATGGACCTGATGGAGATCCTCACAATTGCTACTACGGTAGTCACGGTTGCGTCTGCGGTATGTGCGGCTACCCCTACCCCAAAAGACGACGAGTTTATGGGCAAATACGTTTATCCGTTCCTCGAAGCTTTAGCTCTGAATATCGGCAAAGCGAAAGAAGTTAAGCCCACCACCGAAGAGACTTAATGGATCGAGGGCTGGAAAAGGCAATGGAGATGGATAAGGCCCAAGCAGCCCTTCAGGAAATACATACCCACGAGCGCGAATGTGCGCTACGATACAAGCGGATCGAAGAAAGGTTGGAGCAAGGGTCACGCCGATTTGATCGCTTAGAGCGACTCAGTTGGAGCGTGATCATTCTTTTGGTCGGGAGTCTATTGATTCCCATATATTTAGGAGGATGATGTGAGCGAACAAAGTCACATTCAGATTCCCACATGGGCCTTGCCGTTGGTGTTCGCGGCTGCATCGGGCCTTTTGGCATGGGGATCTATGAGAGCGGAAGCAGCAGCTACCGCTGAAGAAGTTGCTGAAATGAAAGTCAAAGTCGAGCAAGCCGATACTACGGGAAAGCTCAACGCCCAGGCGATCGATCAAATATCGAAGAACCTGGCCGAGATGTCTCAGACAGCACGGGACAGCGATCAGAAGCTACAGACGCTGATCGAGCTAATGATTCAACAGGCAAGCAAAAACTAGCATACGATCCAGAAAATCCGAATCTGTTCTGCGATCTGAGAGAGTGGAATAAACTAAAGCTCGTTAACCCGCCGGCAAAACGCCACCAGGTTGCAATGGAATGGTTGAGGTTTAATCATCAACAGTGCGGCTATGGAGCGATGATCTACGTTAGAAACAGTATGCCCAGAGTGTTAGGTACAGCGCATCAGGTAGATGTGGATGTACTGACATGGGAGCTAGTTGCGCCACAAGCTGAAAGAACTCAAGCATTGAAGAAGAAGCGTAGACTATGACGCTAATGATATTTGTTCTGGTCCTGTTAACACCAGGGGGGAAACCAACCGGCACCGAACTATATTTTCAAGAATTAACAAGCTGTTTAGAATACCGTGATGCACTTGTTCACCAAAGTGTACACATACACAATTGGATGAGAAGCAAGACCAACAAGTTCGATGGTTTTTGTGAGGTGCGATTGATACTTCAAAGCGAAGCAGGAAAGGGTAAATACATTTTCCGAGATCCTGTCAGGAAAAAAGAAGATGAGTGAAATACCACCGTTCCCAAACAGCGTCAACGCCGTCCAACAAGTGCCGAAAAACCAAGTGCAAAAAATAGAGATCGAGCGGATGCAAGCGCGAGAGACTAACGCAAAGCAAGAGATAGTCACCACAATATACGATGCAAAAGTATACACCTATAAAGGAGGGCAGCTCAGCCAAACGTATCCGAAGGTTACTGGTCAGCATATTCTGGTGACAGTCTAGATGGCGACTAAGGGTGACTCATTAGATCTCAATGAAGGCACGGCGATACGAATACCGCTGGCTAATCTGATATCGCTTTTGGCAGCAACGGCCGTTGCAGCTTGGGCTTATTTCGGTTTGATAGAGCGGGTTACCTTTCTCGAACACGATATGGATCTACAGTCGGTAGATGTAGAAGCCAACAGCGAGTTTCGTATAAAATGGCCTCGCGGTGAATTAGGATCGTTACCGGCAGATAGCAGACAAGACCTCAAGATAGAGTTGTTAGAGGAGGCTGTAGATAAGCTTCAGGAGGAGGTCGAAAAACTCAAAGAGGACAAGTATGAACGCGAAGAAGCTTGAACCAAAATCAAGATACGCGGAATATGACGCAGACGGTGATGGCACTGTCACCGATGAAGAATTAGCCAAACATCAGGAGATGCTACAGCTTGAACTCCAAGAAGAAAAAGCCGACTCTCAGAGAAAAATGGCCTGGGTTGCTGTTATCAGCATGTGCGTGTTCGCTCTTCTTCCTCTTGCTCCTTTTATCCCAGACAGTCGCTTGGACACCCTCGCTGCCCTAAGTGATATGTTGTTTTTGAGTCAGGCATCAATCGTTGGATTATATTTCGGCGCCAGTGCGTATATGGCCAAAAAGCCTTGAGCTGGCAGATCAGTGCTGGGCTCGGAATCGTTCTAGCACTTACCCTCGGCGGCTTCAAACTCTATTACGACAAAGCTGAAGCAGAAAAAGAAAATCTGTTAGTTCAGGTACGACAAGCTCAAGCTAACACTGAGCTGCTCGAAAAAACTGTAGCCAAACAAAACCAAGATCTCTTGGCTCAACAAAAGAGAACGGAAGAAGTGATGCAACGAGTCACCACGCTTTCTGAAGAACACGCTAAGGCTGTAGAAGAGGTCAGTGAGATCAGAAAAAAGTTCGCCAAACACAACTTGGATGTGCTTTCATTGCGAAAACCAAAGCTCATTGAGAAGATAATCAATAATGGCACCAAAGGCGTCTTGCAAAACTTGGAAGTTATTACCGATCCTGCTAGTTCTTAGCGGTTGTTCTCTGTTACCATCTCAAACGGATTCTCCCAAAGTCCAAGCAGTCGAAGTGGTTACGGTCGCTAAAAACCCCGTGAGGTATCACCCTCCACTCCCAAATGCCGTAGCCACTTTGCCTGTTCAGTGGACTGTTCTTACCCCCGAGACAATGTCAGAATACCTCGAAGATTTACGCGAAGGTAACGCGCCCACAAACGCTTTTTACGGATTGACCACTAAGGGATATGAAAACCTTTCTCAAAATATGGCAGAGGTTACTAGATACATTCGACAGGTTTTATCCATCATTGAGTATTACCGCCGCGTCGATCAAGACCAGGAGGAACAGAATGAGAACGAGTGAAGAGGGAATCGCACTAATAAAAAAGTTTGAGGGTTGTGAGCTGAGCAGCTACCAGTGTTCTGCCGGTGTACTTACGATCGGTTACGGACACACGTTAGGTGTTCAGGATGGAGATACTTGCACACAAGAAGAAGCCGAAAGCATGCTCAAAGATGACTTGGGTGTTTTCGAGGAGGCAGTCGATCGGTTGGTTAATGTAGACCTAGAGCAAAACCAATTCGATTCTTTGGTTGCATGGACGTTCAATCTTGGTGAAGGCAACCTTAGAGAGTCTACCCTTTTGAAGGTTTTGAATGAGGGAAACTACACCGGAGTGCCAGAACAAATCAAAAGATGGAATCGAGCCGGCGGTGAGGTTCTTGATGGTTTGATCAGACGCCGAGAAGCAGAGGCACTATTGTTCGAGGGCAAGCCCTGGGAACATGTCTGAGGTAGCACTCAAAGATTTTGACATACTCTCTGATGCCGATAAGGCAGAGGCGATGGCCCTGCTCAATCGGTATAACGCGTTAGAAAAACAAGAAGGTTGTCAGGAAGATTTCATATCGTTTGTCAAAAGCCAGTGGCCTGATTTTGTAGAGGGCAGACACCACCGCATCATCGGTGAGAAGTTTAATAAGATCGCGCAGGGCAAACTGAAAAGACTGATTGTATGTTTGCCCCCCAGGCACACTAAGTCAGAGTTTGCTAGCACTTACTTCCCAGCCTGGATGATGGGACTCAGAGGTAATCTCAAGATCATTCAAACTACTCACACGGCTGAGCTGGCTGTACGGTTCGGCCGTCGAGTACGAAACATTATTGACTCGGATGAATACCAAGAGGTTTTCCCCAAACTCAAGTTAGAGGCAGACAACAAGTCAGCCGGT